TCTTCGCTCTAAACCTGGCAAAACTACTTTTTCTCCATTTACTCTTGCTTTATTCCATTTACGCATTTGATGTGGAACTTCATCTTTTTTATTATTATTTAAAACTTTTAACATAGTGCTACTATTAAGGTTTGTAGGACCTAAGTTATATGTCCAAGCTACTAAAGCATCAAATTCATTTTGTTCTAATGGTACAGTTACAGCACTATTTACATAAGCAGAATAGACTGGTAATTCTTCTTTTAACCATTCTTCTGCTTGTTCTTGTGTGCAAGTATCACCTTTTTTAACATCTTTAACTCTGCCAAATGCTATTGTCCATTTTCCTGCTGCACATTTGTAAGCTTCAAGTTTACAACCTTCAAACTTTTTTATTAAACTTATACCCTCTTGTGAAATATTCATATTAGTTCTCCTTTGGTTTTGTAGTAACTTCTCTGTAATACACCACAACATCTTTTAATTCTGTTATGTATCGCTTAATTTCCTGCATATTATATGCCATAACTTCATAATCAGGCACAGTCATAGCTAAAAATACAAGTTCACCTTCTTGATCCTCTATTACTTGAAACTGCTCTTCAAAGTTTTCAGGAGTAATTGTCAACCATCTTACTTCTTTTAAATCAATTTCTCTTGGCATAACAGGCTGAATAATAGTCCTGTCCATAGGTTTTGCAGTAACCTCTATTTGTTTAGTTGGAATCAGGCTGCAACTGCAAGCCATCATCAAGATCATCAACAGTGACGCTGATTTGCTCGATATCTTCCATAATGTGTTTTGTGCCATTATTTATCTTCCTTTGCATTTCAACTGGATCAGCTATGATTTTTGCACTTAGCTGATAGTTTTGTATAAATTCTGTGTATCTTAACAATTCTCTTTGTGCTGCTTGACTTTTTTTTGATAACTCACTCATTTGTTCTGTTTGTAAGTCAAAATCGTTTTGTAAGGCTGTAATTGCTTCTTCTTGTGTTGCTATAGCACCCTCAAGTGCTACATTGTTTGCAGATAGAACCTTGTTTTGATTGTACAAATAATAAGATGTAAAGCCTAAAGTAAGTATGATCGCTAATAAAAATTGTTGCATTAAGCGTCCTCAATAATGTAATTTAAGCCAGAGGCACTTCTATACTCTACCACTTTGTCATTGTCATCCCTAAACTTTAAATGTTTTTCTTTTTGAATGATTATTTTTTTTGAAATATATGTTTTGTCGTCAGAATCACCATACTCTTTGTTAAAGGACACAGT